AAACTTACAGAGCACATAACTAGTTTGGGTGTAATGCCTAGTATGAGAGCATTGATGACAGCAGGACCTGCTTTAGATAGATGTCATGTAGGTGGTTATAATTGTAGCTACATACCTGTAGATAGTCCACGTAGTTTTGATGAGTGTATGTACATACTTATGTGTGGTACAGGTGTAGGTTTCTCTGTTGAAAGAGAGAATGTAGACAAGCTACCTGTAGTCAATGAACATTTTGAGGACAGCACTACTATAATCACTGTTGGTGACAGTAGACCCGGTTGGGCAAAAGCATTAAGAGAACTTATAGCTATGT